ATTGTCGAAGGATTGCACGTGAGTGCTTTCCTCCTGGATGGGATTGTCAGTACGAGGACCTGGTTTGGAGATCTACCCCTTCGGTATCTTCCTGCCTAGAGAACGGTAGGGGCAAGGGGGGCGCTCGCGCCCTCCTTCCGAATCGTGGCGAGTTTCTTTCCGCCACCCTTCGCGGTCGTGGTGTTTCCATCCCCCCGGATGTGAAATTCCATGTCGTTGAGGGTGGTGGAAAGGCTCGTGGCGTAACAATTGCCTCTGCCGCGCAAGGTATTTTAAGACCTTTGCACAAGGCATTGTATAACCAACTTTCTCGGTTCCCTTGGCTTCTTCGCGGTGAAGCCTCACCTAGTAAGTTGAAAGATTTTGTGGCTCTTCCGGGCCATGTCTTCGTAAGCGGCGACTACGAGTGCGCCACTGACCATCTTCCTTTGGAGGTAGCGGAAGTGCTGCTTGATGTGGCTCTTCGTAATTCATCGGTTCCGTATCACTTATGTGATGCGGCCAAGTCTTCCCTTCGGGCGAAGATTTGGTACGATGATTGCGAGGAACCGTTTGAGCAGGTTGTAGGACAGTTGATGGGAAACCTTTTAAGTTTCCCATTGCTATGCCTACAAAACTATGCTGCTTTCCGTTGGTGTTTCCCGGACAATGTTCCGGTTAAGATCAACGGTGACGACATAGTTTTCCGTTGCCTTCCTGGGGAGTATGATCGGTGGTCGACATTCGTTGGTCGTGTCGGCTTACGTCTCTCACCTGGAAAGACTATGGTTCATAAGAGATTTTTTTCTGTGAATTCTAGTTTTTTTCGTGCGGGAGACAAGCTCCCACGACGGTTACCTGTTCTTCGGACAGGTGGCCTGTTGTTGCCTATCGACTCAGTCGGTGGGCTGGCATCAGCTCTTCGGAGCTTTTGCCGGGGGTTTGTGGGCGTGGCCCGAGAAAAAGCGCAGATTCTTTTCCTTCGTAGAAGGAAGCGATACGTGCTTTGCTCGGGCAGGAGTGTGTCGAGGGGGTTGGGGATCCATGTCGATCCTCCGGTGCTGCAGGCTTCAGGCCTGTGGCGTCGCGAGCTTTGGTTCTTCGATTCGTTGTCAAGTGAAGAACCTTTGCCCGCGGATCCGGCTAGATTGGCATGGTGCCGTCCCCCCGATGGTTGGGAGAGGGTTTCCCTCTCAGATCGACGGTCTGATCGGCGTCGTCAGCGCGAAACTCAGGAGTCCTTTTGGTCTACCTTAGTTGCTGATGCTTGGATCAGCCCTCCTTCCCCTGGGGTGTTGGTAGGGGAGTATTTTCGCGATCTGAGAGGGACGGGACATGAGTCCGCTTGGCGGCGGTGGCGTCGTGGTAAGAAGAAATGGGAACGGATCTGTCACCCTACGGTACAGGTCCGTGACCATTGTTTTCTTGTCCATGGTCGCTGTCCGCATACCTTGCGGTACCGGGTGTCCGAGAGGGGGTTCCGGGGTTGGGTCGTTCCCCGGAAGCGGAGGTGTATTTGGGCGCCAGCGCCTCTTGAGCGTCCCGAGACTCGCGCTCAGTTCAGCTGCTGAACTGACGACTGTTTCACGGCCCAGGAGAGGAGGCACGGGTCTTTTACCCTGCCTGGGGGATACATAAGAGATGGGGGTCTACTTGGTTGGCGAGACCTTAGCCAGCAGCGAGGCTGCGTAGGGATGTGTAGTCAAAGGATTAAATCACCGTCTATATGAAGGCGGCGCCGAATAGGTGTGGCAGGGGGCTGAAAACCCCCCTTCGCCCGGGACTTCCCTGTAGGTGACATGCGGCTTGATAACGTCGTATGGCCTAGGGTACAGTTCCGTTCTTATCTCGGTTCCAATGATGAAGTCCAGCAGTTGAGAGTGCTGGTATGGTCAAAGAGAGTTACGGTGGGAACGTTGGCAACCGCCAGCGGGCGAAAGCTCCCATCGTATAGTCCTCTAGTGCTGGTCCCGTGCCGCCAAGGGCGTGACCGGAGTATACTACAAGTAGACCCGGGTATCTTGTGGTTCCTTAGGTGGAGGTAGTTCCGCCCCTGCTGATCCTGCAG